GACACGGTGAAGTATTGGACTAAGACCGATAAAAAATTTCGCGAACTTTTGGATGATGCTCGTATCTCTAGGGATGAGGTTCGGGCTGGTAAGAAGTCGTCTGATAAGTTTGATGTAACGTTTAAAGAGTTTTCTGAGCAGTATTTGGATATGAAGGTTTTTCCTCATCAGGAGAATTTTATTAGCCTGTTGGAAAAGGGGGAGCCTGCGTGGCTTCATCCTTCTATGGTGTATGAGCCTGCCGCCCATAACCGTGTTTTGATTAATATTCCCCCTGAGCACGCCAAGTCCACTACTGTGACTATCAACTATTCAACGTATCGTATTGCGTTGAACCCTAATGTTCGTATCATTATTGTGTCTAAGACTTTGTATAAGGCACGCGAATTTGTTTACGCTATCAAGCAAAGATTGTCTCATCCTAGGTGGCAGAAACTTCAGGCTATGTATGGTCCTGAAGGTGGTTGGGAACAGGATGCTGATACTTGGCGCACTGACACAGTGTATCTTGGTTCTGAGGCTAGGGACTCTTCTGAGAAAGACCCAACAATTCAAGCCCTTGGTATGGGTGGACAAATTTACGGTGCACGCGCCGATTTAATTATTCTTGATGACTGCATCACTGGTGCTAACGCCCACGAATGGGAAAAGCAAATCAAGTGGTTGCAACAGGAAGTTATTACTCGTCTTGGTAAAAACGGTAAACTTCTTATTGTTGGTACACGCATTGCATCTAATGACTTGTACCGTGAACTTCGCAATCCAGAACATTGGTCTGGGGGCAAAACCCCTTTCACCTATTTGGCTATGCCAGCAGTTCTTGAGGTTGCGGACAAAAGTGACGACTGGGTGACGCTCTGGTCTCGAAGCGACCGTCCTTGGGACGGTGACGAGGACACCACACCTGATTCTGATGGACTCTATCCAAAGTGGGATGGTCCTGCGCTTTACCAACGTCGCTCAGAAGTCACCCCCCAAACTTGGGCTATGGTATATCAACAGCAAGATGTTGAAGAAGATTCCATATTCCCACCAATATGTGTTCAGAGTTCTATAAGTGGGATGCGTAAAGTTGGTCCTATACGTTTAGGTTCACCAGGTCATCCTGATAATGGTACGTTCAGAATTGTTATGGGTATGGACCCTGCAATGTCTGGTGCCACAGCAGCCGTGATAATGGCTGTAGATGTTGAAACCAAGAAACGTTATGTTCTTGATGCAATCAATATGACGGAACCTACTCCTGAAAAAATTCGAAACTTAATTCAAGAGTGGACTTTAAAATATCAACCTAACGTTGTAGTAGTGGAGAAAAATGCGTTTCAGTTATTCCTTACGAAAGACGAAGCGATACGTGATTTTCTTGCTTCTCGTGGAATCGTATTTCGTGAGCACTTCACTGGTAACAACAAATGGGACGTCGATTTCGGCATTGCATCGATGGCTCCGCTGTTTGGAACGTCTAGCGAAAACAAATTCACTAGAAACTCCAACCTCATAGATTTACCTTCAACTAGCAATAGTGAAGGGATTAAGGCTTTAATTAACCAACTCATTGTCTGGAAACCAGATATGAGAAAAGGTCAACCATTTGATATGGTTATGGCTTTGTGGTTCTGCGAGATTGTTGTAAGGGAATGGGTTGAACGTTCAGGTTCTACCACAAACTATATGACATCACGTTGGGCTAGTAGGAAACAATTGGCAAGCAGATTCATTGTTGATTTAGATGAAGCGTTTGCTGAACAACAATCAGAAATGTTTTATCAATAAGGAGCAACAATGGCTAAAGATAATAAAAAGAAATCAATGGGTACCTCAAGAGCCTACAGCCGTAAAGGTGGCGCTGCTGATGTACAAAAAGCAATCAGTGCTAATTCCAAAAAATTTAAAGCAATGACCCCTGCACAGAAAAAAGCATATGTTGCTAAACAAGCAAAGTCTGTTGCTAAAGGTGTAGTTACAGTTGCTTCAATGACTGGTGGTGCAGGACTTGCACGTAAAGGTGGAGTTGCTGCTTCTCGTAAACTTGTACCTGCAAAGAAAATGAAACTTGACCAAACCCTCAATAAAATGGGAAAGGCTTTAAGTAACTCTAAAGCACCTGCAAGAACAACTCGTGCAAGCCAACCAACATCAGAGTTAGAAAGAAACATTGGCAGAACTTCAGCATTAAGAAGGAAGTTCCCAGAAAAGTACAACCCTTCAAAAAAAAAGTAGATAAACAGAACACCTCAACAATTAGAGAAAGTCTTGCTAGGGCTGAACAGGCTCGAAACAAGTACGGTGTTAATAAAGATGTTCTTAATCTTGAATACAAAAGAAATCAAAAAAGACTTAGAGGTAAGTAGTGTCAATAAACATAACTAAAATTGCTGCCAAAGTTGAGGCATTAAAACGCCGCAACGCCAGCAGAGACGCTCGTATGGGCGACATCCTTGAAGTACGCAGGGGCAACCTTGTTAACGTGTTTCCTGAAATGTTCCCTGAAGGCGCAACCAAGGCTATGATAGCAAACTTCGTTGACGTTGCCGCTCGTGACGTCAGCGAGGTCTTAGCACCATTACCTTCATTTAACTGCACATCAACTCTTAACTCTGACCGTGCAAAAAAGTTTGCTGACACAAAAACCCTTATCGCAAATAATTATATTCAACACGCACGTTTACAAACACAAATGTACACAGGTGCTGACTGGTACGGAACCTACGGTTTCTTACCTATCATTGTTGAAGCAGATACAGAAGCAAACCTTCCACGTATCCGTGTAGAAAACCCACTAGGTTCATACCCAGAGTTTGACAGATATGGTCGTGTTGTATCTTTCACAAAAAGATACATTAAAACAATTGCTGAACTTATTGTTGAATTCCCAGAATTTGAAAGAGAAATCCTTAACGGATACAGACTAGATGAAGTTGACCTTTATTCCGAATTAGAAATGATTCGTTATGAAGATAAAAACATTATCTTATTATACTTACCTAACAGAGGTAACCTAGTTTTAACCAGCACAGATAACCCAATGGGTGAAGTGATGGTTCGCGTTGCAATGCGCCCAGGAATTGACAATGAACCACGCGGTCAATTTGATGATGTTCTTTGGGTACAAATAGCACGCGCAAGATTTGCACAGTTAGCAATGGACGCTGCAGAGAAATCTATCAACGCACCATTGGCTGTACCAAACGACTTGCAAGAGTTTGCTTTTGGTCCAGATGCTGTGCTTAGGACCGCTCAACCGCAGAACATTCGCCGTGTAGGCTTAGAAGTTCCTCCTGCTGCGTTCACAGAAGCCGCCCTATTACAGCAAGAAATGCGTATGGGTGCTCGTTACCCTGAAGGTCGTTCAGGTAACATTGATGCATCTATCATTACAGGACAAGGTGTACAAGCCTTACTTGGTGCATTTGACACACAAGTTAAAACTGGTCAACAAATTTTAACAGACACATTTGAAGACGTATTAGAACTATGCTTCAAAATGGATGAAAAACTTTTCCCAGCACCAAAGAAAATTAACGCCGTATCTAACGGTGCTAAATACGAATTAGAATACAGCCCACGTAAAGACATCAGAGGCGACTATTCAATTCAAGTACGTTACGGTTTAATGTCAGGACTTGACCCAAGCCGTGCATTAATCTTCTCACTTCAAGCACTTGGTGCTGATTTGATATCAAGAGACTTTGTAATGCGTGAATTGCCTTGGTCAATGAACGTTACAGGTGAACAACAACAAATAGATGTTCAACGTATGAGAGATAATCTCAACGCATCAATGGCTGGATTAGCAAATGCTATACCAGAAATGGTTGCACAGGGACAAGACCCATCAGAACTTGCAATGAAAATGGCAGAAGTAATTAAAGAGCGCCAAAAAGGTACGCAAATAGAAGAAGCAGTAACTAAAGTATTTGCACCAGCACCCGCTCCTGCCCCTCAAGTTGCTTCTGGGGTACCTCCAATGGCACCAGTTGAGCCGTCCGTCCCTACTGCTCCTGTCGCAGCCGCCCCAGAAGCCCCTCAACCAGGACAACCTCAACAACCACCAGCAGGATTACAAGAACTACTTTCACAATTAGGATAATAAATGGCTAAAGAAGTTGTATCAGGTGTTGGCAATAAAGCCAAACGTACAGATTTAAACCCTTCACGCCAACAAATGAGATATATTGCTGGCGGAACCTATGGTGAAGGTCAAGCAACATTAGACCAACAAAGAGGCGCACCAATGGCAGGAAAACCAGCAAAAGTACCAACACCTAAAGTATCTGCAAGCAGACTTGAACAATTACCACAGGTTACACCAATTACTGCACCAACTGAAAGACCAAATGAAGCACCTGAAGTAGGTATGCCATTTGGTGAAGGACCTGGACCAGCAGATATTGGTTTGAATATTGCATCAGGTAGACCTGAAAGTCCACGTAAACAAGACTTACAAAAGTTAACACAATACTTACCAATCATTGAAACTGCTGCTAACCAAGAAGGTGCACCAGCAACACTTAGCACATTTGTAAAATACTTACGGAGCCTATAATGGCTGGTGAAGTATCAGAATGGGCAGTAAGTTTTTCAAACTATCTTGACGCTTTCGGATTTGACAACGCAGGTCTTGCCTGGGGTTTATCACACATTGATGAACTAACTATGGATGACCACCAAAACATTATTAACATTTTAACAAAGGAATCAACTGAATGAGTTTAGTTTCAGACTGGGCTGACTGGGTTGATAACAATGTTATTGAGAAAACTAAATCAGTTCTAGGTGAAGCAATAGAATATGCTGCACCAGAAAACACTAAAAGACGTACTGTTCTCAATAAAATAGGTGAAGTTCAACGTGCTGTTGGTGCAGGTATTTCAACTGCAGCACTTTTAACTGACAAAGATAACCCAGAGTTTCAAGACGGATTCCAACTATCAGATATTGCAGCCACATATCGTGGACCTGCACAAAAAATTTCCCCAGCACAAGCAGTATTTGCTGCATCAGACATTGCACCATTTAATGCACCAGCAAAATTAATACGCACAGGTTTTAAACTAGCAGGTCAAGAAGAAAAAACACCAACAGGTGCTCGTGCAGATTTTAATATCTATGATGATGAACAACGCCGTAAAGCGTTTGATGAAGAAATCTTAGGTAAATGGGCAACAGGTGCAGGAGACTTTGCTGTATCCTGGTTTGCTGACCCTTTTATTGTAGGTGCAGAAGTAGGTGCAATTACTAAAGGTAAAGTAATTAGCCCTAAAGCACCAATAGGTGACATTGAAGGTATAAAGAAAGTAACCTCAACTAAAGGTGCTTCAGCCTTTATTGACTACGCTTTACAGTCAGATGCTGCAGGATTATATAAACATCCTGTTACAAAAATGTCTAATAACCCTGAACTTATCGCTGGTGTATTCGGTGATATCAACGTAGCAAACTACGGTATTAAAGCAAAACCTATTGCTGAAGATAGTTTCCGTTCTATGCTAGGTGACGAACAAGCATTAGCACGTTTACAAAAAGAAGCAGCATCAATTGCTGATATTATTGATAGAGCCAAATCACCTAAACTTGCTAAACACGATTTACAATACATAGCAGACTTACGTTACAATGGTGACGTAAATGAAATGCTTTTAAAAGACAAAGAACTAGGTTTAAAGTACGAAGATATCATAGATGATATTAAGAAACGTAGCACTAGTTTTCGTGGAATAATGAACCGTGTTGCTGACGCTTCACTTGAATCACCATTTATTGGTGATAGAGCAATTATGCCTTCACGTTTTGCTTTTGTTGAAAATGTTCGTGGTGGAATATCTAACGCTAAAGCCAGAGCATTTCTAAATGAAACATCAAGACTTAAAACAGGTAACTTAAATAGAATTGATGGACTTGAATGGTCCACAAAAACAATTAAACAATCAGTATATGACCACGCTATTAGAGTTATTTCTTGGTCAGGTTTACAAAAACCTTCAGGTTGGTTAGAACATAAAGGTATTAATTCATCAGGTTCAGCAGAAGAATTAATAGCATTTATGGACCAAGTTAAACCATTAAAGACCAATAAAGGTGCTTTCCAAAAAAGAAAACTTATCAACCAATACCTTTCTGCACAAACAGACTTTGATAGAATTGCTGTTGCTTTAAGAATAGAAAACTCTATGGTTAAAGCAATCAATAAACAATACGGTCTTAATAGAAAACTTTCCCAAACAGAACGTCAATGGGCTGAACTTGAAGGTGTTAAAAACCCTACAACTATCAGTGATGTTATCAAATGGAAGATAGACCAAAGAAGAGCAAACGTTCTAAATCATTATCGCAAAACAGGTTTTGCTTACAATGAGGGCGAATGGATTATTACAGACCCTGTATTAAGTTCACAACTTGGCGAAGCAGTACCATTACTTGATATAAAACTATATGAAACATTTGCTAGAAGAGATTTAGATTTCTTAAGAGATGCAACATTAGGTATTAAAGATGGTATGCAACGTGCATATTACGCTTTTGATGCCGTATGGAGACCAGCAACATTACTACGTTTTGGTTACCCACAACGTAACGTAGCAGAAGGTTCTATTCGTACAGCATTATACCAACAAAGCATAATGAATATGGTTATGGCTTTAGCCAAAGGGACAAAGAATTTAAGTAATAATCTATATCATAGTATCATTAGCAACCGTATCGAGAAGTATAACATTGCTCAAGAACTAGGAATAAAAGCACCTAAAGCAACATTAAGTTCTTGGAATTCTTTAGTTAAATGGCAAAGAAACGAACTAACAATCCTTAGAGATAGACAAAAACAACTATCTAATAACCTGTTAGTTGAACAAAATAAACTTCGTAAAAAAGATATCAGGTCTACTGAAAAAACAAAGATTAAAGATAAGATACAAAGAATCAACGAAGACCTAGATGACGTAACTGAAAACTTAAATAAACAAGAACTATTGTATTCAGATATGTTAGTAAGAATTGATACTGCTACTAAAAAACGTGGTGGTAAATATAACAAGATACGTCAAGGTCAAGAGAATATTGTTATAGATAATCTTCAATTCAGAGGTTCAAAGTCTGGCGCTATTGGTTCAATGGGAATGAAACTATCTTCCTCATTGCAACGCCAAACAAAAGAAATACGTAACCCTTTAATGCAAGGTTCACAATACAGAACCTATGGTTGGGATATGGTAGAACCTACTAACCCTAACTATTTCCCTTCATTATATGTTGTTGGTAGACAATTACGTCAATCAGAAGTAACCAGAAGAATGTTATTAATTGACACAACTCTTGGTATTAAACATATTAGAAGCGAACTTAATAAGATTAAACAATGGTTTGTTTCTTCAGACCGTGTTGCTAAAAAAGAATTCCGTAATACTAACGTTGAACTAGCAACTAAAGAAAACAAAAAATCACCAATCAACGTAGATAACTATATTGCTGATAGATGGAATGAAGTTCAAAGTTACTTCCCAGACCAATCAGTTCGATATGATATAGCAACTAAACCATATGAACAGATGCCATCAGCATATGAACTTGAAGCACGTATGGGTCAACTTGGTGACAAACTAAGTCCTGTTTATGGTGAAATTATTGGTAGACCTTTAGATAGAAACTGGCGTGATATCGCAAGAGATTACACCAATACAGCATTTAAATTTTTAGGTTCAATGCCTGAAGATGCTTTAGTACGTCACCCATTTTATGATAGTGTTTACAAAACTGCTATTGAACGTGGTGGTTTAGCACTTATTGAAAAACAAAAACGTACAGGTAAAGCAACAAGTGCAGAAGAAATTGCTGGTGTTGAAAAAGCAGCACATCGTGAAGCATTAAAAGAAACTAATCGTGTTCTTTACACTGTTAGAAGATACTCTAACTTTGCAGCATACACTGCTTTTATGTCACCGTTTATTCAAGCAGCATTAAATACTACTCGTACTTATGCTAGGTTTGCTTTTGAAAACCCAAAGCCTCTTATTAGACCAACACAATTATGGCAAGACCCATACAATAAAGAACTTATTGAGAATGACCCTCAAACTGGGGAACCATTATTAACTGTGCAAATACCAGAGTCTTGGAAGAAATATCCAGGGTTCTCTGAGATAAGTTCTTTTAAGTTTCCTTTGTCAAGATTAGCAATTCCTTTTTCTGGTGACCCTTGGTGGTCAGCAGGATTTGGTCCTGTAGTTCAAGTTGGTGTTTCTAATCTAGTAAGAGCAGTTCCTTATTTAGATGCAAAGATTAAAAGAACAACAGGTCTTGATATACCAGTTAAAAGAGTTTTCTTTGACCAATATGTTCTACCTGGTGGTGCTTCAAAAGAATATGGTTCACTTGATTTAGTATTACCAGCAAACCTTAAGCGTGTTGTTTCTTTAGCAAGAGGTGTAGATGATAATGCTTTCCTTTCATCAATGCAAAAGATAACAGCAATTGAAAATCAAAAATACAGATTAGGTTTAAGAACAACAGAACCAACACCTGAAGAACTTACTCAAAGAACTAGTTGGTTGTTTGCTTTACGTTTTGGTATTAACTCAACATTCGGTGTTGTTCCAGCATATGGAACACAGTTTGAAGAGTTCTTTAACAAGTACAGAGAAATGCAAAACAAGTACGGTTTTGAACAAGCAGATGCTATGTTCTATGAAAAGTATCCAGAGTATTTTGAAATGGTTGTAACAACATTCCGTCAAAATACAACAGGAATTGAAGCCAGTACTGCTGCATCAGACCAGGCTGTTAAGCATCGTTTCTTGATTTCTAAAATTGCTGGTGACCCAAATCAGAATCCTTTTGTTACACAACTTATAACAAACAGTTGGGGTGCTGAAACAAAGTATGACCAATCAGCATATACTTTTCAGTTATTAAATAAACCAGGTATGACAGGTGATGTTACTTATCGTAATGATATCCCTGTAGAGACTGCTTTAATTAATGCTAAACTTAAAGTAGGTTGGGCTGAATATAATAGTTTTATGTCTTGGCTTGACTCAGAGAGAGAAAAAGAAGGATTTGTTTCTATTAACTCTCGTGGTGCAAACTGGATGAAAGAAGCAAAGAAACAATTTGTTGAAGACCAAAAGGCTGTTAACCCTGATTGGTATAACACATACAAAGAAAGTTTCAAACCAGATAAATATAAATCTACTTTACGAACAATTGACACAATGTTAGAAGATGAAGAGTTTACTAACAGTGACTGGTTTAAGAACGAACCAGCGTTTCAATGGCTTGTTGAGTATATGGATTTTAGAGATTACATAAGTAATGAATTACAAAACAGTAGGTCAAGTGATATTGATTCAACGAGTAATCAAGTATTAAGAGAAACTGTTGATAATTTTGTTGCTGATGCTAAACGTAATTCACCAAAGTTTGCGCTTTGGTATGACAGGTTCCTTGAGCAAGATGGATTTGGAGTTTATAAATAATGATAGTATTTGAAGACAAATATGATAAGTATAAACCAGGTGGTTCTGGTTCAAATACTTCAGGTACAGGTTCAACTGGTACTCCTGTTGCTGGCGATATTGTTCTTGGTGGTAAAGTTTATAAACCAGGTGCAGCCTATGATTTGTTTTCTAAAACACAAGACAAAAATATTAGAGCAGATATCTTAAGGTACATTCAATTATACAACCCAGGTTATTCACCTAAGAATTCTACTAATGCTAACTCTGCTTGGAATAAAATACTTGATGGTTTTGCATTAAGTGATAGAAAAAAATCTTTTGATACTTGGGTTATTGATGAAGCAGCACTTAATCAAGATATGCTTGGTTTAGGTGATGGGGCAACTACTTTATTACAACCATCTATTAGCACTAAAGAAGATGCATATGATTATTTTAATAAACTTATGCGTGACTATATTGGTTCTGATGCTGATGCTAAAGACTTCCAAAGTTATTACAAAGAACTAAATAAACTTGAGAAAAGTAAAGTTGCTAAACAACAAACTGTTCGTCGTGGTTCTACAACTACACAAATTGTAACTCCTGGTGTAACTAACGAAGACCGTGAAGCACTTGCTTTAAAGTATGTTTCTAAATATATTGACACTAAAGGTATTGAAAATGCTGGTGGTGCAATTAGTGCTAACCTTCGTGATATTCGTAAAGTTGCTTCTGACTATAATGTTTCTTTATCAGATGCTGATGTTCGTCAATATGCTCTTACTGGTTTAACTGACAAAAACGCTATGGATACTATTAGAGCAAAGATTCAAAATACCGCTAAAGCAACTTATCAAAATCTTGCATCTTTCATTGACCAAGGTTTAACTGTTAAAGATATTGCTTCACAATATATTAACAGAATGGCTAATGTTTTAGAGATTAATCCTGAAACAATTAAACTTGATGACAAGTATATTCAAACTGCTTTATCAAACCTTCCTAACTTTGGAGACTTCAATAAAATCTTACGTAACAGTCCACAATGGGAGTACACAAACAATGCTCGTGAAGAAGCAGCAGGATATGCAAATAAGATTCTTCAAGATTTCGGATTAAGATAAATGGCTAAAAGACCTAAACCAAGTGCTGCTTCTATTCGTAGAGCAGAAGAACAATTCAAAGCACTTACTCCTGCACAGTTAGCAAACATTGACGCTAATGCTCAAGCCGTTGCTCAAAGAGTGGGTACTCCTGTAGTTGAAACTACTCCAACCTATGACCCTTATGCTTATGAAAAATCAGTAAGAGAAGAAGGTCGCCGTAGTGCTTTCGCTATTCTTGAAAAAGAATTTGCAGACAATAACTTAGCAAGTTTAATTCCTGAGATTAAAAAGTTTATGACAGAAGGTTATTCTGCTGAAGAAGCATCACTTTTGTTACCTGAAACAACAGCATACAAAACACGTTTTGCTGGTAATGAAGGACGTAAAGCACAAGGATTACCAGTGTATAATCCTGCACAATATCTTGCTGCTGAACAAACTTATCGTGATTTATTTAATCAATATAATCTTGATGAACTTGCTACCCCACAAACATATAATGCTTTAATTGGTGGCGGTGTTTCTATTGATGAAGCAAAGTCTCGTGTTGATAATGTGTTCACTAAAATTGATAATGCACCAGAGGCTTTAAGGGCACAGTTAAATAATTACTTGGGTGCTTATGGTGTTGGTGACCCAACTAAACAACGTTCACAAATTGCTCTTGCTTTAATGCAAGGACCTGAAGGTATTAACAAATTAGAAACTAGTCTTCGTAAGGCACAGATTCGTACAGGTGCAGCATTGAGTAAGATTAATGTTGCTGAAGAAAATGTTAGCCAACTTGAGAAACAGTTAACTACTGCTGGTATGTCAACTGAACAGATTGGTAACCTTGCTAAAGAAGCGTATGCAAATATTGCTGAGGTTCAACCAACTACTGAGAAACTTGCACAAATTTATGGTGACCAAACACCAGGTCTTGCTCAAGAACTTGAACAAGAAGCGTTCTTTGGTTTGGCTTCACAACGTCGTAAGAAACTTCAAGAGAAAGAGAAAGCCACGTTTGGTGGACAAGCAGGTACTACAACTGCTTCATTAGCGCAGAAATCATCAGGCGCATTTTAGACCCTCGGTAGGACCGACCAGCCCCTACGAGAGTAACAAGACTGGTAGCAAGAGCCATTCTAATTCCCCCCAGATTTAGCGTGAGGCTTGCGACTAACAACAATAGAATGGGAGCGTTGCGATGAGCAACAA